GTGGAGGGAACAGCAAGGATAGCAATTCCAGTTTCGGGCCTAACCATAGCCCTATTCTGAAATAGCTAAGCTGTTTTGGAGGTGCTTCAAATCTTGGAGAGATTTGTTGCTATGCACGTTTCCCAACGGGCATAAGCGGCCAGTACTTGGGACCTTTCAGTCACATTTCCTGCCGCCAAAGACGGGTCGCCCCACCCTGGGGCAACCATAAAGTCGTCTTTGTATGTCGGTTTGTTACCATTAGGTATACCAATCCGACCGTTCCGGAGGCTTCCTTGCAACGCAGTTAACAAAGCACCAGGCCAATTAATATTACTAAAATTGGCTAAGGTAGTTCTGGTCATAGGTCTTCTTGACGCTATGAGCCAGAATTTTTTATCAACACGTTCCGTCCAAAGTGTGTAGTAATTTACCTTAGGACGCATAGCTTTATAGAGGTAAGAACCTTCCATAACGCCATACTTAACCCTCAGTGTTTCCGACACATATGTAGGGTTCCAAGCCCACATATCTGGGTTTACGACTGTGCCAGAAAGATCGAAGAGATCAGCACAATAAAGTGCAGCCTCTGGGACTTTAATACCACAGTCGTCCTGTTCCCAATTAGGAACTGGGAGTCGCCATGTAGGTGGAATGGAATCCCACAGAACGGCGATAGTGCGCGGTAAAGGTATACCGTGCCTACAGGACCAATCATTTAAACGGTTTAGCAAGGAGACCTTCTCCGCAGGTGTAACTAACTCAGTTACATAAACACCGCGGATGTCATAGCCGAGGAACCAATCGGTTCCACAGCTTTCGCGAAAATTACCGTCTACATAAGTTTTCTCGTCATTGACGAGAAAGCCTAAGTCACTCAAAACCTCCTCAAGTAACGACAAAACAGTATTAGGAGCGATAATATCATCTCCGTATACCGCAAATCGTTGGCGAGAGACCCCAGAGTTTTTCAATGGGGATTCACCAAGGAGATTAAAACATGAGATAACCAAGGACGTAAACAGCAAGGTTTCCAGATGGAAAGTGTAACCATTTCCCATCATGGAGATCATGTGTAAGTCCAGCGTTTCGCCGGAGTACACAGCTTTCCTATTGGTCGTCACCTCCAAAAGCCAGGTAAAAGCCTGGGGGAGGAGGTAACGAACAAGACCTATCGAAACGCTATTACTAGCGTCGGATAAGTCCATTGTGCCAAAGGCATGACGGCCAGACCCCGAAAGGCTAGCTATGCGTGCCATCTCCCTGTTTCGATCCTGCTGCGCGTTTATAAAGATCCCACCTGGGACCTTCGCTAAGGCAGAATCTAAAGGTTGACAGAGGGCTCTTTGCAGAACCATGTCACCATTTAAGGAGGGCAATATAGGACGCTTGATTTCGCGATTTTTCGGAACATCTGAAAAAACGGGAATCTCGCCGATAACAGTGCTATAGGCCTGAGAACGGATATTTTCCGCATCAGACCAATTACGATCGCACTGTATCAGGGATAGGTAAAGCTCCCTACCCCAAGACGTGCTGAAGTGCAGGTCAGAGTCACAAACCTTACGGTAGAAGGATTGCTTAGCATCTCCTTCAACTCCGTAAGAGACTCCAGGACCTGTTATCAACCCCTGAGTCATGCTTTTTAAAAGCTGCATGTAAAAATCAGGGTTATTCCCAGCTAACCAGGTATTCAACAAACCCTTCGCCTCATCGAGGACATAAAGAGTCGTATGTTTGAATACACCGGCCGCCCCGCTAGCATGTAATGCGAATCTATTATTCACAGACTCCATACGTGCATTGGAAGTTAAAAACTTCTGACGGGCGCGTTCTGATCGAGAATCCTCGTCTACCATAGGTAAGACGTTGGAATCCCCAATATACTTGCGAGGGAATTCG